TTATAAACTCACGGTAAAGAGCAAAATCAAGTTGCCGTGATTCAAGTTTTACTTTTTGTGTTAATCGCTGTCTAAGTGCGGCTTTTGATCGATGACAGGCTTTACAGTCTGATGATAATCGTCTTGTGCTTTTTATGTAATACGCATCGATAGGTAGGTTCTTGCGACAATAACAACACTCTTTTAGTTGCTCAGACATTAATCAAGCTCCACAAATACGTTTGGTGCAATCCCATGCAGTTGACGGTTAATCTCATGCGCTACTTCTCGTATTTCCCACTGCACTTCTTTGCCGCTACGCAGTTTAATAAAGTCATACCACGCTTGGAAGTTACCAACTACTAAAAGCTCTGTTGTTGTACCTTGTGGAAGAATGAACCGTGCATCTTCTTTCTTTACGCCTTCGGAAATTAACTGTTTGTATAAATCTCTCGCTTCAATTAAATGACGTTCTACTGTATTAAACCTAATAACTTCTGGTATAACCATTGCTACTTCACCTTCATTGCAATACCTCTGACTACGTTGCAAGAAATCCAAATGCTTACTGCGAACAAACTGGTGACTACAGATACGACTAATGTCTTCAACTAAGAATGTCGCATGAGCAAAGCGTAGTGTAGATAGATGCCCTTTAGTTACGCAGTGATAGGCTCTCTTAATGCACTGCTCTGGTGATTGTTCACCTGTCTTACCGTAGCATATTCCTGCAAGTAACCCGATGTGTTCTTCGGGATTGGGTGTGTTTTGCACTAGGGTTACTTTCATATCTTACCTTCATTTTTCAATCTTGTTAAAAGTTTTTCTCGTTTTTCTACATAATACGCACCCCATACTTCCCCAAGTTCTTTTTGTATCTTTTCAAATTCGGGTTCTATGCGCTTATACCTTTCAATCAATTCGTCTGGTACTTCCATTTCATCACCATTTCTCCCATAACCATTATTGCCAATTAACAAATACATAAAATCATGTCTTTCCTCAAACCCTATTGGTACTTTCATTTCTTCTCTCCAGTAAGTTGATAAGGATGACAGGTTAGATTCCATCTACCTGCAAACTGCAAATTTTTAAATGCAAAATCCTGTTTAACTGCCGCGCTTTCACACGATGCCTTATCTGCAAATTCGATTGTTGATTGTGTAAGCTCACCGTGAGTTGTTACAGCGATAATTAAAATATAAGCTGTTGTACTAATCATTACCTGTACTCCCGAAGCCACCTGCACCACGTTCAGTGCTACTACTGAACTCCTCTACCTCTATAAACTCTGCTCGCACAATAGGGATAAACTTCATTTGAGCAATGCGGTCTTGTGGATTAATCTTGTACACACCAGTACCTGTATTCTTTACTGACACTTTAAGCTCTCCTGTATAATCGCTATCAATTAAGCCAACACTATTGCCGAGTTTGATACCATGATTATGCCCAAGACCGCTGCGAGGTAAGATTACCGCTGCCACATTATCGTCATTGATGTTGATTGCAATACCTGTAGGAATCAATGCTGTTTCGCCAAGATCAAGTTTGATTGCCTTATTGATGTTGGCGCGTAAATCCACAGCCGCTGCGCCAGATGTCTCATAAGCAGGTAGTATTACTTTTGGGTCTAACTTCTTAATTTCAATTTTCATTTTTTTCTCGCTGTTAAAAAATCGTTTTCAATTGGCTTATCAAGCACGATGCTTTCCAGATTATCTACAATTGTTATAAGCTCGTCGTGCAGATAATCTGGCATAAACTTTTCAATCATAAAGGCATAAGCCTCTAATGCTGACAGCAGTTTTATGGTGCGGAGTGCTTGTTCTTTATTCATTTTCTACTCCAATACCGTGTTCTTTTTCTATTGCTCTGACAAACTTAAAATATGGATTATTATCAATGTAACCAAACTCGTTTAAAAAACCGTAGACAGAACCGTCATCATCTTCAACATGGTCAAGACTGAATCCTGCATTGTATCCAATGTTGAAAATTTCATCATCACTCAAAGGTTCACGTTTTTGTGGTGCTAGGTAGAGCGGCACATAATATTTATGATTAGCATAATACCTATCGTCAGTAAGACCACCTTCCCCTTTTGTTGACATCCACGCCACAGGCACTTGCTCATCTAGGTCTAGTTCAGCTTGTATATCCCAGTACAAATCATAATGAGTTTCTTTTAATTCGCGCAGTGTATCTCGCACTCTTTTTAACAACTCTCTTTCTTTACTCATTTACCTACTCCACATAACTTGCTTATTTCATCAAAAGTTAAATTTTGTTTACTTGTATCTATAACACAGCTTGTTTTTTTTATTTATGTCATGTATAGCAACAGCCGCAACTAAAAAGACTCCTAATAAACTCACAGCCATAAATACTACAAACTCTTTTATATTCATAAATCACCTCTTTTATTAAACCCTTTTTTACCTTGTACTAATCCGACAGTCGTAGCATCTTCTAATGACCATCCCCGTTGCAACCTTGTTTGTATTCGCCCATAAGGTATATTAAGTTTTTCTGCTAATTCAGTAATGCTAACTCCATATTTTTCATGCATACGTCTATTACGCATTTGCTCTTTTGGTGTTGCCCATCGACAATTTTCTTTTGAGTAATTACCATTATTATCAATCCTGTCTAACGATGTACCAGCAGGGCGATTACCCATGTCTTTAAAAAACTGTTCAAATGAATTTAACCATGTATCGCACATGGTAATACCTCTACCGCCATAGGATGCGTACCTATCGTTTGATGGGGACATACATCTCATCTTAGCCCCATTCCACGACCTGTATTCTGGTGTTTTTGTCATTTTGTGAGTGCTTTTTCCTATACACGAACAACTAATAGATTTGCCAGAAGCTAGATGACAGCTATAAACTAATTTCTCTTTACCACATACACATTTTGCCATCCATTTACCCGACGGCTTGTCGTAATAAATTAAAGTCCAGTAGTTAAAAACATCACCTTGTTTGTATTTAGTGCGGGTGGTCATAACATCTCCTAAAATAAACATTATTATACCCGCATTTGATATACATCGTCAATTACACTTACTATCGCCACAGCTCGTACACGTCATGCACCCATCCATAAGAATTAATGCTTTGACATTACATTTAGTGCAGAGTTGCATCTCAACACCTTTGGCTTCTTCTTTCTTAGCCTCCAAGTACGCTTGTTGATGCTCATCCACTTCAACTTTAATAACACCTATGCTTATTAAATGTTGCTCGATAACTGTTCCTATTTCTGCTACGAGCGATGGCATATACACACCGCCTTTTTTGTAATAACCCCCTTTCGGGTCAAACACATTCTTAAGTTCTTCAACTAAAAACGTACTGTCACCGCCTTTGCGCCAAACAGCCGACACTAATCGCGTTAATGCAAGTACCCACTGAAAGTGCTCCATGTTCTTACTGTTAATAAACATCTCGTATGGATGACGCTCGTCACCGTTAAGCACCATATCGTTAATCGTAATATACAAAGCGTGCTCAGACTGTGGTGTCTTAATCTTATACGTTGTACCTGTCAAATGCGGTGGGCGAGGAAAATTCTCGTGTATCATCTCAAACACTACTTTTTCTTCTGTCTTATCAACTACTTTGTAGCCTACAATTTTATGTTCAATTTTACTCATCTATCATGTCCTCTAAAAGCTCTCCGATATAATCTAGCAGTACGCTAAGTCCTAGTAACAACTCACTTGCTAAGTACAACAAACAGCAAATAAGGAATACAGGGAACTTCAATATGTTTATTAATGTGTTCATCTTTGATGCCTTATATCATTAAATATAGCGCGTCTTGCTTTGCATCTATCGCACTCCCGATAACCAAGTGATTGGTAAACTCGCCAATGGTCATGTTTGCAATTGGTAGCATCTGGTAAAGCTCGTATTGGCTCTACCCTTTGAACTTTGTCCATATAATCCTCATACATAAACCAATCAATCCTACATAAGCAACAAGTGCCACCCAGTCATGTAATGTCATTGTCATCCCCTTTAGTGTACTCAATCATAAAACACACTACGGTAAACCCAATAACTGCCCAGTAAATTAACTCGCCCACTGTTCTTCCTCCTCAAGCGCTCTGAGCATCAACTTCAACTGCTCAATTTCTTTGAGTAGTTGAAGTTTAATTTTTCTTAGTTCTTTTTTGTTTTTCTGAGCCGTTTTAAGGCGGCTGATACATTCGTCTTTGGTCATCTTATGCCTACCTGTAGTTCACCTTTTACATTGCGTTCCATTTCATAAACCGCATACATTTTGCCATCATGGATGATAAATTCGCCTGTTGTTACTTTAATCACTTCGTAGTAATGACGATGAAATGCTGAGTCAATACTCCAAGTTAAAATTACACCTAAACAAAATGAGGCAATAGCTACATATATCATGTCGTATTTCATATTAATCACCACAGTTTTTTATGTCGCCCACGGGGGGATAAATAAGTATTTACTAATGAGAACGCTTTTTCTAAATCAGATGTTGCCCACAGCCATGCTGTTTTACCTTGTTTACTAACACCTACGGGCAATACATTAAGCGCTATTAATTTACGTCTTAATGTTGCTTGCGACATTCCTGTTTTTTCTCGGAATTGTCTAATGGTCATGGAACTCATTATTCACCTCTAGCTTCAAGCATTGCATCTGCCATTACATAGGCTTCTCTTGCTATTTCACTGTCAGACCAAGTCATATTCGGATCAGACATATAGGCTTGCATTGCCTTTGCCGCAAAATAATCGCGCAATGTCATACCATGAAAAGTTGAAAGCGCAGTACCGCCATTATTTTTAATATCACTCATTGTACCGTCCCCGTTTTAACATCATTACATATTGCTGTAATTACTCTTGTTGGGCGCTTTGACATTTGGTATGCACCAAAGGCAAAATTGTATTCTTCTTTAGCATTGTTGCAAGCACCCATTGATTCATAGGGCACAATGCTTGTTGTGTAAGCAATCACTTCATGAGTAGTTACTTTACCGTGTTTATCAATAGTCGTTTCTGAGGTCAGAAACGATAGTGTCAATGTCAGAGTAGCTAATATAGTTCCCATAAACGGTTTCCTCGTTATTTATTTTTACAAAAAAGTTAATGTAGTCCTCTCGGTAAGGTTGAAACCTACGCTTTTTATTGTTCTTAACTTTAGTTACGATACTTCTATGTGTTCGTTTTCTAAGTTCCTTTTTTTCATCGCTTTCCATTTTTATTCTCCAAGACTGCGGTTTTAAGCGCTCTACGCAGACGGGTAATTTCATCTAATGCGCTAAAGTGCAAGTACGCCATAGCCATAAACAAAATTATCATTAAGATATAGGCGATACTGCTTTTATCTAAGTATTCTAAACTTTCAATTATTGCGTCCATTATCTGTGTCCTCAGCTATTACGCTTCTAGTGTTGCTGAATTAGTATTAAGTTCTTTACGAACACCATCAAGCATTTCAACGCAATCATTAATTTGACTGTTAATTTTTCTAATAAATATTTCCCTATCTTCTAGTTTGTCAGTGCTACCGACTAAATACCCTACTGCCTCTACAAGCTCAAAGGTTAAATCACTAAGGGCTTCTTGTTGGTTATCATGTTCCAACGTAGTTGTTAGTAATTTTAAAATAACCTCATGATTATTAAACTTTCTTTGGTTCGACATATCTTGCTCCTAACATTTTTTTAAGTTGTTTTTCAGTATCAATCGCTCTTTGTTTATTGAACGCATCCCATTGGGAGTGTGTCCAATATTTACGCTCGTCATCTTCTTCCTCAGCATACCAATATGCGTCAGAAGTAAAATCTTCAAATACTCGCATTTATATAACCTCTTGATTGTGTTATACTCAATTTGCATTCCACTCCAACTGTTTGAAATGCGTTCATGTGTTAGACTCCTCGACTCTATTCCTACTGCCTGTTTATTCCTTTGGGGCAGTAGGATTTTTTTTTTGTTTCGAGAAACCGTGAAGCTATTTTATTGATTTTATCCCCTCAGTCAACCTTAACTTGACTTATTTTAATGCACGAAGTAAGTCAGATTGCACAATATCTTTATCTTTCAATACGTTAATGATTCGCTCGTCAATGCAGCCTTTGCAGATTAAGTGGATAATCCTTACCGCCATAGTCTGTCCTTGCCGGTACAATCGAGCATTAAACTGCTGGTAATATTCCAAACTCCAGCTCAGTGAAAACCACACAATCATGCTACCACCGTGTTGAATGTTTATGCCATGGCCGGAGGACTGGGGATGAGCAAATAGAAGGGGTATTTCGCCATTGTTCCATTCATCAATAGTGCTTTGATGCTTATCGAGAACTCGTGCATTAGGAAAGCGTTTAAGCAATCGCTCAATATCGCTTTTGAAGTTATAGGCAACAAGGATATTTTCCCCATCGTTCTGTTCAATAATGTCTGCAAGTGCATCGAGTTTCGCATCATGGACGATTTCATAGTTTTTAAACTCATCGATGTAGACAGCGCCAGCGCAATACTGCAATAACTTATTGGCAAGTGTCGCTGCGCTTAATGCTTCAACTTCGCTATTTTCAAAATCAAGATATAGTGTTTTTTCAAACTGCTTGTATTTAGATATTACCGCAGGTTCTAATTGAATTTCTTCATATAATTCAATGTAGTCTGGCATATCAAGGTAATCACTTGTTTCCATTGATATGGTAAATGGCGCTAT